GGTACAGTAATGGTTCTATACTTGTCAACTATCACTTTATTAAATACATCAATCTGTGTATCAATAGGCTTTGTCCAGTTCTTTTGAATATTATATTGCCTCAACCAATAGAGTTGTTTATTACCAGAAATCAATCCATCAAACAGAGCTGCTACGCTTAATGCTTGTGCTTTCATCTCATTCATATTCTGTGTTGCTGTTTTGTCTACCGCGCTTGGGTCGATACCCTGGAAGCTCCTTTGTACAGAGTTCTTATCCAACTCCTTCTTAACCAACTCATACATAGTAAAGTCCGCAGTATTCGGCCCTTGAAAATTTGGCAATATAGGAAATAAATCCCCCTCTCTAATATCATTAATAACTGTTGCTGGGTCGGTTACCTCCTCCCCAAAGTTCCTGCCAGACCTGTTTCCCATTGTAGGCCTAACCTTTTGCTTCAAAGACCAGATATTCATCTTCATCAACATATTCTCAATATCACCCAAAATACGCATTTTAGCAGTTTGAGGTTTGCTATACACAAAGTCGTGCATAGGTTCTAAATCATATTTTGCAAATGGTATTGCCCCTGAAGGAGAAATCTCAGTTAATGGAAAACCAGATATTAAAGTTTTTTTAATACCCTTTACAGTTGTTTCCTTCTCCATTATCGGTAACATAAATGCTCCATTTATAGTAATAGAATATTCATTAGCAACAGGGTCATAGTACCTAATAATCTCACAGTAGTTTGGAGAAATAGGTTGTAGTGTCCAATCAGCACCATAGACAGAACCAGTAGCTACACCAGCAGTCATTACCACATTTGTAGAAACGTTTATCCATCTATCCCAATCACCAAAGATAGCTTTAGTTTTGTCATAGGTCTCATATTCAACAGTAAAGAAAAATGGTTGCCCATCTGGCCCGTTCATAAAGAACTTCCTAATATCCCCAAAGTAACATTTCCTCAAGTCCCATAATTTAGATTCGCAACCATCATAAACCTTTACATTCTTATCCGTCCAAGTAGCCTTAATTGAACCAACCTTCGCCCCCTTTCCAAATTGCTTTTCAATAGCCCAGCGCTCCACGTAATGATCTTCAATCATCGCCACGCCAAACGCAGTCATTCCTCGTCCAATTAATTTTTGCTTATCCTTAAAATTTTCCAATAAAAAAGACTTCCTAACCATATCCTCAGCCGTTTCCGCCAATTCAATCATCATGTCATCATTGTCGTCAAAGACCTGTGCAACAGGTTCAAAGTCATACTTCTGCGCGTATTCAACAAGTGTAGTATTCTTGTCCCTAATAGTTCCAAGGTTAATACTAGTATCCTGTTTGTTCTTCCTAGGTGCTACATACTGGTCATCCGCGCGCTTCATTAATTCATACCACACCAAAAAACTCATATCATCAAATTCCGTACGCGGTCTGTCACGTTCATCACGAGCAGATATTAAACGTTGCCGCATAAAATTAATATACGTTTTGCCAGCATCTGAATACTCTATTTGAGGAGTATTATTTTGCTCGCTATTTGGATGTAAAACATCTGTCATATTATTATTATATAAAAGAACTCATATATAGAGGGTCTTCCATATTTCCTTTTATTGACTTAACAGCAGACATTTCTTCTTCTGTTAATTTTATATTATTATACCTACCTGTAATAAATCTTGCAATAGTTTCAAACCTTGATTTCTCTTTTGTATCCGAACCAGTACCATAGTAGTCGATAGTGGCATTTTTTATTTTAATATCTTTAGAAGTGTTTCGCATTTCATTTATTTTACTCCACCGTAAGAAATCTGTCAAATACATTTGCCTGTGGATTATCAGGAGTTCTTAAAGTATTTTAATTATTTATTAAAAAACATAGCGCTGCAGCATCCGCTTTGTTTGGGCTGGGGAATCCTAACTTCTTAGATTGCACCTTATCCATTATCTGTATCCTTCCAGAAGACGTTCTTTTGAAACGGATGGATAGCAGTTCATCCTCAAACCTTTCCGACCTCATCAGTTGCCCACCTGTTTGACACCATTTCAAAAGTTTAAAATACATTTCGGCTCTCTTATTAATGAACTGTAATTTATCATCATCACTCTCGCAAGGCTCCCCAACATTCACAGGATAAGTCCTCCACGCCTTTTTTGTTTGTGCAGAGGCCAATGCAATTTCCATTGCCACATCCGCGCCCACGCCAAAAGAATCTATAAGAAAATCGCTAGGATGTATTTTAAACCTATCACAAACAGTCATGGACTTCACAGCTATACCAGCCGGTGTACTTTTACTCTCCTCTGCCACAATAGCAAGTATCTGCCTATCCTTAACCGCCCACTCCGTTTTGTCATCCCCTTCGCCACTCGGATCAACAGCACCTATTACGCGTCCAATAGGAAGCCAATTAGGGTCAAAATCAATCCAATGCAAATCCTTTTTGTTAAACATTTGCACATAGCCCTTATCATCCATAACCCCCTCATCTGGAAAATGCCCTAGTACCCTGATGGCGTATTGGGTAGAGTCGGAGCCGTATTTCTCCACAATAGCAGTTACATACTTACTATCAACCTTTGGGGAGTCTAGCGATGAGAATGAATAATTCTGCCACCTCTCCTTATCCTTGTGATGCGTGTCATAGAAGTAGCCTATAGAACGTGTTCCATTCCCTATAAGAAATACCAGTACTTGTCCAGAGGTCAACGCTCCCTCCATAGTCTCAAAAATAGGCTCCTCCACGCCCGAGGCCTCATCTACACCAATTAATACCCAGTCCGCATGAACTCCTGCAAGAGCTTCAGTATTCTCCTTTGAAGCAGTCTTAGCGCGAGCAAACCATGTCTGTGGGGATTCTTTCATCCTAATGTGAGAGGACTCCCATAGGTATAGCTCTCCCATGTTTTTAGGCATTTTATCAATCCACTTCTTTAACTCCTTCCACAAGACATCGTAAAGTTGTTGCTGCCCGGGGGAGGTTACTGCTACTTGTGAATCGGGGTGTATAAATAAAAACCACAAAATGATTATAGAAAGCATAAAAGACTTGCCGGTTCCATGGCCAGAAACGATACTGATACGATTGGAGGCCTCATTGCGTAAGGATTTATCTATACCATAGAAGACCAAACTCTGTTGCCAAGTCACATTCAGACCTTCTTGATACGGCTCAAACCACTCCTTTGTTACGTTCTTGCAAAACTCATTCCAGTCTTGGTGGGTTAATAGGAGGCCTAATTCCCATCGGGCTTTGTAGGATTCTTTTATAGGTTGTGGCGAAAGACCCCACATTTGAGAAATGGAGTAAATGATACTCTTCTCCATCTCCCAATACATGCGCGCATTAGCCTCGTTTGTTGTTGGATTTGTTGGCATTTGTGTTATGTTTACTATTATACTATGATTAACATAAAGGTCGAGATACAATTAAAAAAAAATAAAAATATGAAAAAAATATGTAGGCATTGTAAAAAATTTTTTAAGGACGAGGACGTTTTTGTAGATTCAAAGAGTAAACACTATTTATATTATAGCTGTAAACTTTGTAACAATACAAGAATGAAAAAGTATAATCACAAAATAACTAATATAAATATTTTAGAAAAAACTGCAGATTGTAAAATTTGTGGGTTGGTTTATATTGAATTAGGGCAATGTACTAGAAAAAGAGTAGAAGAATCTTTAGTAAATAAAATATCATTTCTTTATCAATATCACGAATGGCGTATTAATGTTATGCGTAAAGATAATTACCATTGCATTGATTGTAAAGCAAAGGGGCGACAACGAACAATATTAATTTTTCCTAATCTTCCTGTATTATATGTACTACGTGAAAAAACTATAAAGCAAACACTTGAAGATTTGGGAATTAAAAATGAGCAAGAAGCATCACTATGCGATGAGTTATGGGACATAAAAAAAGGAATGACAGTTTGTATTAAATGCTATTATAAAAGACGGAAGAAACAATAATTTGTCAATAGAAAGCACCTTCTCGGAGGTGCTTTTTCATTCCTAAAAACCAAAAAAGAAAATATATTAAACCACAAGTCGGGCTATGCTCAAAGGTTCCCTTTGAGCATAGTCGATTTTTGCACCCTTGTCAAGCCCTTTGTGAGGGAAACCCTGTGAATAACTTTTTTGGTGGCTTCTACAATCTTTTTGGAGTGTTGTCAATAGGGTGCTGTAAATTTTATAATATATTTTTAGAAAATGTCAATAGTTTTTATAAAATATTTTTATAATTTTGTCAAAGATATTGCAATACGTCTTGCAAAAGATGTCAAGGAAATGAGTTTCAAAATTTTGAAATTTTTATTGATAGGTGACCTCAAATATATACACCTCGCTTCGTGTCTATTGGTCGTACGGGGGCTGTTTTAGGATTTCGTTCCGGCGTGTCGTTATGCGTCCAGCAAGGCGTATCTAATCACCATCACAAAACATATCGCAACACTATCCGCAATATGTCAAGCAAGGCGTGAAGCAAGGCGTGAAGCAAGGCGTTTGTCGCATAATAAGAAAAACAAGG